CCGCTGGGCAGCGCGAGCTTTACCGGATCGATCAGTGGATCAACACTCACCGTCTCTGCCATGACCTCGGGGTCGATCCAGGTGGGCCAGACGGTGAATGGCACCGGTGTGACGGCCGGTACGACCGTCACAGCCCTCGGAACCGGCACCGGAGGCACTGGCACCTATACGGTATCAGCGTCTCAGACCGTTGCGAGCGAGGCGCTTACGACATCGAACACAGTGCAGGCCTATTCCGCTGACCTGTCCTTGTCGCTTCAACCGCAGCGCATGCCGCTCATTCTCCCGGCGGGCTGGTCTGTGCGCGCATCGGTCAATGACACGCAGACGTCGAGCGGCATCAATGTCACGGCTTTCGGCGGGGACTTCTGATGAACCCAGGCCTCTTTGGGTTTCCTGATGGCATCGTCCCGACCAATGCGAAGTCGCAGATTTTCACGTCGAGCGGGCCGTTTAATCCGCAGCCGGGAGCGTCCTTTTACTTCGTCGACTTGGTTGCGGGCGGCGGGGGCGGTTCCGGATCAAGCTTGACACCGAGCGTCGGCCAAGGGGGTGGGGGTGGTGCGCGCCAGCAAACGTTGATCGCCGCCAATCGCATTACCGGCCCGGTCAGTGTGGTGGTGGGTGCTGGCGGCGCAGGCGGCAGTGTCGGCAGTGGCGTAGGTAACACTGGCGGGAATTCTAGCTTCGGTAGCTTCCTGACGGCCTATGGCGGCGGCGGCGGAAGTAACGGGGCAAGTGCCTTTGGTGGGGGCGGTGGGGGCAGCGCGGGCGCGGGCGCCGGCGCAGGCACGGGAACCGGAATTGGCGGACTGCCTGTTTATAACGCCAATACAGCCGCGATAGGCAATGCCTTGAATTCCAATGTTTTTGGTGGCGCCGGAGCGGGCGCCGCTCAAAACGCCAACCAAGGTGGCAACGCTGAGTGGGGCGGCGGCGGCGGTGGCAACAGCGCCACCTCCAGCGTGCACGCTGGCTCATCGCTCTTTGGCGGTGCGGGTGGCGGCTCGGGCGGATATGGATCGCAAACGGCCGGCACAAATGGCGGCATCACGGGCGCTTATTCGAATGGCGGAGGCGGAACAGGTGGCGCGACGGGGAGCAACGGCAGCCCCGGTGCAAATGGAAATAATGCTAATGCAACCACCTTTCTTGGTGCCCAGGGCGGCGGCGGCGGCGGCTATGGCAGCAACGGCGCCACTGGCGTCGGTGGTGCCGGCGGCACCGGGGGAATCCCGGGTTGCGGCGGTGGCGGAGCCGGAGCCGGCGCGACAGCGGGCGCTGCCGGCGGATCGGGCGGCCGCGGAGAAGTCCGCGTCTATTGGTGGTAAGGAGGCGACATGCGCGCAGCAATTATTGAGAACGGCGTTGTCGCCAACATCATCGAAGCCGACAGCCTCGGCGTATTTCCTGGGCTAGTTGACGCGACTGGCGCGGACATTGGCGATCTGTGGGATGGCTCGGTATTCACGAAGCCGCCTCCATTGCCGCCCGTCGTGCCGACGTCCGTCAGCCGCGCTCAGGCGCTCGCCGCGCTCTCGAATGCGGGACTACTCACGCAGGCGCAAGACGCCGCAAACGCTTCGACTAATCCGCTCGTGCCGATTTTCTGGAACAACGCGCAGACCTTCGACCGCACCAGCGCGACTGTCGCGACACTCGGGGCGTCTCTCGGCCTCACCGATGCGCAGATCGACAGCCTGTTCATCGCCGCGTCGACCATCACCGCCTGAGGCCCAGATGAAGCAATGGTTCTTCCAGTTGCTGATTGCGCTCGACCAGTTGATGAACGTGTGCAGCACGCCTCTCTCGCGTGACGCGTGGGCCGACGAGACATTTTCAGCGCGCTGCTGGCGATTGCGACAGAGACAACCGTGGAAGCTACTAAGGGCCGTCGTTGACGGCCTTTTCTTTTTCACGCCCAACCATTGCGAAGGCGCGTTCGAGTCGGAAAAGACGCGCGCTTACTCGCCGGTCGAGGAACGCTGATGCCGCTCGCGCCTTTTAAGGAAATGGGCTCAGTGGGCCTGAACCGCGACGTCTACGCGCCCGACACGCAGCCGAGCGAATGGACTGCCGGCCGCAACCTGCGCTTTCGCGATGGCTATGCGGAGAAGATGCAGGGCCACGCAGCGATCTACGGTGCGCCGCAGGTTCCGCCCTATGCCGTGTTCCCGACGAACGGTGTGGCGGGCCGCTATTGGGTCTACTGCGGCCTCCAGAAGGTCTACGCGGTCCAGAACACGACGCACACGGACATCACGCGGCAGACCTCGGGCGCTGATGTGCTCTATACCGGCACAGCGGCGAACAAATGGAATGGCGGCGTCCTGACGGGCGTCCTGTTCCTGAATAACGGCGTGGACGTGCCGCAGTTCTGGGGCGGCGATCCCGCGGTGAAGATGGCAAACCTCACCGGGTGGCCGGCTGGCTACACATGCAAGGTGCTGCGCCCATTCCGCAACTTCCTGATGGCGCTGAACGTCTCGAATGGTGCCGCGAACTTCCCGACGATGGTCAAGTGGTCGACCGAAGCTGATCCGGGCACGCTGCCGGCCACGTGGGACGTGACTGATGCGACGCATGACGCCGGTCAGGTCGATCTCGCTGATACGCCCGATGTGATCGTTGACGGCCTGTCGCTAGGTCAGAACTTCGTCGTCTACAAAGAGGGTTCGACGTGGCTCGCGCAGTATTCGGGCCAGCCCTACATTTTCAACTTCGCGCCTCTCTCGAAGCAGGCCGGCGCGCTCGCGCAGAACTGCGCAGTGGAGTTCCCCGGCGGCCACGCGGTGCTCACGCAAGGCGACATCGTCGTAGTGGACTTCGCGGGCAATGTGACGTCGATCGCCGACGCGCGCATTCGCAAGTACCTGTTCAATTCGATCGACTCGACCAACTACGGCAACTCGTTCGCAGTCGCCAATCTGCGCCGCAATGAAATCTGGTTCTGCGTGCCGAAGATCGGCGCGACCTGGCCGAACATGGCGATGGTCTGGAATTGGAAGTCGAACACGTGGGGAACGCGCGATCTGCCGAACGTCTCCCACGCGAACTCAGGCGTGATCGTCTACGCGCAGGGCAATTCTTGGCAGGTTCAAACCACGCCGTGGAATCTCGAAACGAAGGCATGGGGGCAAAACGAATATACGCAGGCAACGCCGCGCCTCGTGCTGGCATCCGCCAATGACAACCTCATCTATCTGGCCGACGTCGGCGAAACGTTCGGCGCGGCCGCGATGACGGCCAACTGCGAAAAGACCGGCATCACGTTTGACGCGCCCGAGCGGCTGAAGCTGATCACGGAAGTGCGGCCGATCATCGACGCGCCGGCGGGGACGGTAGTGAACGTTTATGTCGGCGGGCAGGCAGATGCCGAGGCGCCTATCACGTGGACCGGGCCATTCCCGTTCACGGTTGGCACATCGCTGAAGGTCGACACCACATCCGCGCCGTGCGCGCGCTATGTGGGCGTGAAGTTTGAAACCACGGCTATCTGCACCTGGCGGGTGAAGCAGTTCACCGTCAACGCGCAAATGATGGGGCTCTACTGATGGCCTATATCCCCGCTCAGCCGCCGTCAGACCCGAAGCAGATCCCGAACTATCTGCAATCCGAGTTCCAGAAGATCGCCCTTGCGCTCGCCGGCCAGTCGCCGGCTGTTCGCTACGAGCAGCAGGCCGTGCTGCCGAAGAAGCCGCGCGAGGGCGACACCGTCTATTTCGCAGCCAACATCACCGCGCCGTCGACCGCGGCCGCGCTCTATCAATACCGCTCCAACGCATGGGTGAAGATCGCATGAGCACTGACTACACGCCCGCGCCAGCGTATATCGCCGCGCCGCGCGCGCCGGCCGCCGTTCAAAGATCGATCACGCGCGATGACGTGCTCCGCCTGGAGGGCGAGATTAGCAAGTTGCCGCAGGTCGATTGCCCGGTTAGGCACTTCTTTGCGCCGGGCATTTACGGGCGCGAAATGACCATTCCGGCGGGTGTCGTCCTGACCGGCGCAGTCCATCGTCACGAACACCTTTGCACCGTCTCGAAGGGCCGCATTGCGGTCTCGACCGATGAGGGCATGAAAGAGCTTTGCGCGGGCGCCACGATCGTATCTGCGCCCGGTGCGAAGCGTGTCGGCTACGCCATCGAAGAAACCGTCTGGATTACCTATCACCCGAATCCGACGAACGAGCGGGATATCGACAAGCTGATGGCGGAAATCATTGAGGACGATCCCGCCGCGCTGATGGGCGGCAATAAGAACGTCCAGCGCGCGATGAATCAGGCGGCCGACGATCGCGCCGACTATGCGCGCTTTCTCGCCGAGTACGGCCTGACTCAAGGCCTCGTGACGCGCCTCGTCGAAAACACCGCCGATCAGATTCCGATGCCCGATGGCATCGACACGCTTGAGCTGCGCGAATCACTCATCGAGGGCCGCGGCATGTTTGCCACGCGCGACATCGCCGCCGGTGAATTCATCGCGCCCGTTCGAATACGGGACAAGCGAACGCCAGCAGGGCGACACATCAACCACTCAAGCCGCGCTAATGCGGCTTTTTTTTCGCTCCCAGATGGCGGCCTAGACGCGCGTGCGATCCGCGCTATCGAAGCCGGCGAGGAAGTGACCGTCGATTACCGGCAGGCCATGCGAGTGAATGGCGCCGGCTTTAAACCTATCGGGGAAAAACAATGAGCGCTGGAATTTCAGCTAGTGCAATTGCGGCTGGCGCCGCAGCTGTAAGCGCGGGGGCGACCGCATATAGCGCGGTCAAGGGAAGCGGCGGCCCGAGCGGATCGACGACGAGCACGCAGACGTCGAGCCTCAATCCGGCGATGCAGGGAATGCTGTACGGATTTACGGACAGCACGGGGGCTCAGCACCCGGGCCTCGCAAATAGCACTTACAACATGCAGTGGACCCCGCAGAACGCGGGCCTCGCGCAGTTCGGCAACGATGCGAATTCATATCTCGGTTCCGGCGCGGCCCTTGGCCAGATTGGGAATGCGCTGAACACCGCGAACGGCATGCTCGGTTGGAGCCAGCAGACGCCGACGATGAATGCGGCGTCGATGCAGGCGGCCGGAATGAATGCGGCACAGGGCAACGCCGCGCAGATCAATGCGCCGAATCAGAACGGTATCAACCTGGCTCCGACGTATCAGAACATGCTGAGCGGCGCGTCTGGCAACAACCCGTATCTGAGGGGCCAGATTCAGCAGGGCATCGATCAGGCGAACGACGCGTACGACAACTCGATGACCAACGCGACGCGCAATCTTACGCAGAACGTGTTGCCGGGGATCAATTCGGGGGCGGTGGCCGCCGGCGGATATGGCGGCTCACGGCAGGGCATCGCGCAAGGTAATGCCATCGGTCAGTACGGCACCGCGCTCGCGCAAGCCGGCGCACAGATGGGCATGAACAATCAGGATGCCGCCGCGAATGCGCAGGCCAACACCTATATGCAGGGCCAGTCGAATGCTCTGTCGGCGCTCAACAACCTGTCGAATCAGCAGTATGGCGTGGCGTCGCAGAATGCCAGCCTGCAGCAGGGTATGAATCTCGCCAACCTGCAAAACCAGCAGCAGGCGAACGCGACAAATGCCGGCTTCCAGCAACAAGCCGGACTCACGAATGCGCAATTGGCGCAACAGGCGGCGCAGTCCAATCAGCAATCGAACCTCTCGACGAACGCGCTCAACAGTTCGAACGCGCTCGGCGCGATGGGGCAGATCGGCAACCTGACTGGCCAGATCTACAACTATGGCAGCGCACAGAATGCCTACCCGTTTTGGCAACAGCAGCAGGTCACGAACATGCTGTCTCCATTCACCGGGCTGGGCGGCTCTGTGTCGCAGACGACGCCGTATTACACGAACACGGCCGGCAATATCGCCGGCGCGGCCACGGCCGGGCTTGGGCTCTACAACGCCTACAACAATGCGACAGGCGGCGGCAGCTCGTCAGGCGGCAACTACAACTTCACGAATCCATCCTACGGCCTGGGTGCAGATTCGTTCGGCTTCATTTCGTAAGGGGCGGCTATGGGACTTCTAGACGGTTTGATGAACGACCCGACGACGCTCGGCCTGCTCAGTGCCGGCACGAACATGATGGCGGCCAGCGGCCCGAGCCGGATGCCGGTGGGTCTTGGCAGCGTGCTCGCGCAGGGGCTGCAGGGGGCGGTCGGCGGCTATCAAGGGGCGATCGATCACCAGTACGATCGCATGTCGAAGGCGCTGCAGTTGCAAGCGCTGGGGTATCAGAATGCCATCCAGCAGCAGAATCTAAAGGTCGTGCAGGACCCTTCGTTGTGGGGCGGTGCTGCGGCTCAGCCTCAAGCGCCGGCTCAGCCTCAACCGGCTGCCGCCTCAGTGCCCGGCCTGTTGTCTCCGTCGCGGCCGGCCGCCGATGACCCGGCAGTTAGCGATGGTGGCGTTGCGAGCGGCGCGCCTAGCCAGGACGCACCGCAGCCTCCGATTCCGATCTTCAACACTCAGGCTCAAGGCGATGGGCCGACGCCTCAGGTCGCTCCGCCTCAGGTCGCGGCTCCGCAAACTGTGACTCCGCAAGCCCCCGCCCCGCAGTCGACGAGATCGCCGATGAACCCGAGCGGCATGCCGCCGGTGCAGGCGCAAATGTGGTATCTGCGCGACCCTGCCGGATATATGAAGGATGCGGTTGCGCCGTTCTATACGCCGACCGAAATGCAGAAGCAGCTGCGCGCGGCGAACATTGATCCGGGCAGTCCGCAAGGTCAGGCGGCGTTGAAGGCTTCGATCGACAAGGCGAATTACATCGCACCAGTGGCAGGACGCCCCGGCGCATCCCTGACCGGATCGGATGGCGTCACACGCTACAACCTTCCGGCCCCGCAACCCGGCGCGATGTGGGCGACCCGCCCTGATGGCACGCTGATTTACAACCAGGCTGGCCAGCCGTATCAGATCGGCATCGGCGGCGCAGATGCCGCAGCACGCGGAATGGCGGCCGCAACTGCAGGCGGCAAGGCGCAATACCAAGTGCAGCAGGTATGGGAACAGTCCGCGAACGGAGGGAGGGGCGGTTTCGTCAATCAGACTGTGGCGAACGTCTCTGATGCAGCGAGCGGTGGCGGCAGTGGGTACGGCAGTCAGCCGCCGCCGATCCCGACATTGCCCGGCGGCCTTGGAGGTGGACCCTCGCAGGGCGGCTCTGCGGTTCCGCTACCGAGCGGCCCCGTTCCCGGTAGCGGCGCCCCACAGAGCCCAGGCGCGGCTCCGACCGTGAGAGGGCCTATGGCTGCGCAGCCGCCTCTAGGGCAGGAAGCGGGGTCTCAGGCCGCTGCGACAAACCTTCAGAATGAACTGTCCAAGAAGTGGACCGACCTGAACAGTCAGAACACCCAGGCGCAGACCACAAACTCGTACCTTCAGAACATCAAGGGACTTGCCAGCCAGGCGGCGACCGGCCAGCAATCGGACCGAATCAACTATGTGAATGGCCTGCTTTCTCTTGCTGGCGACGAGAGAGCTACAGACGCCGTAACAGCGAACAATCTGCTCGACAAGTATTCGAATCAGATCGTCGCCCGCCTGGGCACCGGCGGCCTTGGCACCGACGCAGCGCGCTCCATTCTTCAATCTGCCTATCCGAACGCGCACATGACGCCTCAGGCAATCAATGAGGCCGCAGATAATCTGATGGGTGCTAATGCAATGGTGCAGGCGAAGACCCGGCTGCTTGCCCCGATTGCGAATTCCCGAGATCCGTCCACTTACAACAACACCGAATTGAAGTTCGACCAGAACGCCGATCCTCGCATATTCCAGTACGCGAACATCAAGGACGCAACTGCGCGGCAGGCGTTCGCGAAGAAGCTGATGCAACAAGATCCGGCCATCGTGAACAAGATCCGCACTCTTCAGCAAATGGGGGCGTTCTAATGGCCGGTCTCGCAGATCAGTTTCTCGCGGATGTTGGCGCACAAGGTGGGGCTCCGGCGCAGCCTTCGCTGGCTGACCAGTTCATCGCGGACGCGTCAGGGCGCCCGGTGGCCACTGCGCCGGTGCAGGCATCGTCCCCGTCTCTGCTTAGCCAGTTCGGTCGTCAGTTGGGCCTGACGGCGCGCGCGGGCGTAACAGGAATTACAGCACTGCCCGCGATGGTGGGGGATGGCCTCAACACGGTGACCAACCTCGGCATTCATGGCGTCAATGCCCTTGCTGGCACCCATATTCAAGACTTGCAGATGCCGTCTGCCGTTATCCAGAGCGGGATGAATGCTGTCGGCGTCCCGCAACCGCAAAACGCAACCGAGAGGATGGTTCAGGACGCCGCAAGCGGGATGGCGAGCGTCGTGCCATCTGTCGGGCTCGGCAAAGTAGTCGGTTCGATGGCATCGCCGGTTGCGCAGTCAGTCGGTCGGTCTTTGCAAGTGGCGCCGGGCATGCAGATGCTCGGGGCCGCCGGCGCGGGCGCAGGATCAGGCGGGGCGAGGGAGATCGGCCTTGGCCCCGGATGGCAGATTGCAGGCGGACTTCTCGGCGGTGCGGCCGGTGTTGGTGCGGGCTCGCTGGCAACGTCTGGTGTGCGCGCCTTTGGGCCTAAATTCACGACGGCGCCGCCAATCTCGCCTCAGGCGGCCGCGTCGCGTGCGGATGCCGGCGTAGATCAGGCAATCAGGGAACTCGGCCCGCAAGCAAGTCAGTCGTTCGCGCCGGATGCGCCGTTGGTCGGGCCTGCTGACCCGAACAATCCGATTGGAGTCCTGTCGCCAATCAAGCAGCAAGTAGCTCAGGCAATCCAGCAGTCTCCGAACGTTGATCCGGCCGCTGCGATGCGCGCGCAAGACTTCACCGCCCTTGGCATGCAACCGACGCTCGGTCAGATCACCCGCGATCCGACGCAATTCGCGCAGGAACTCAACATGCGCGGTTTGAGCCGCGTCGGCGAGCCACTGGCAAACCGGTTCAACCAGCAGAACACGCAACTGCAACAGGCGCTCTACGGGCTCGCTG